ATATTCTTCGTTGTTTAAAAGATTAGTTAAAGTTGTCCTTTCTATCGTCTGGTTCTGCATATTGCTCCTCAATTATGTCTACCAAAATATCACCTATGAGATTCATAAAATCATCTCCAAAGTTTTCTTTTGGTACTGCATTATTATCTATTATATCAAATTCAAATTTAAATGGCATATTACCATCTTCTGTTTCTTCACCTAAAGAAACATTTCCATACTTATAAATTACACCAGCAAACTTACCACCCTTGATACCGATACAAGTTTGGTCTTGTGTTTTACTTTCCACATAAACATATGATTCTTTAATATTAGACATAGTGTAAATAAGTTTGCATTATATATTTTGGTTCATTTATTGGTTTTGTTCCAGCATGTAACCAAGGCCACATTGGTGGAAACATTAACATACTACCTTTCTTACATTCAGCATATTTGTCTAACTGTGGAAAAGTAGTTTTACCTTCTTCATTATCTGAAAGATAAATAAAGAAAACTAAAAATCTTGAAGATGTTTGTTTTGAATTTACATCAACATGTTGTCTAAATTCATCATGGTCATTTGGCATATATCTTTTTATACGAATGGGCTCCCAAGTATATTTACTTGGCATTTGTTGTGGGGTAACACCTGTGTCTGTTAAATATGTTGTAAAACTATTTGTAAATATTTCTGTAAATGTTTCTATTTCTTTACTCCATATTTGTGGTGAGTTTGCCATTCTTATTTGTGTAAAAATCATTCCTCTATCATCAAATGATTCATGTTGATTTTCAAACTGTTCAAACTTATCTATAATATTGTTACAAGTTTGATTGTCAAGTATATCATCATATGTTTTAATTAAATTATCCATTTCTTATTGTCCAATCTATTGCGATTCTTTTTTTATCGGTTATTATATCTTCTGCCTTATGTGGTAGTCGTGGGTTAAAAACTATAAAGTCGCCAGGCAACAACTTATGTAATGTTCCATCATGTTGGAATCCACCACCATCACCGTCTTTCCAATCTGAATTAATTATACCTAATACTTTAATGATTGGTGTATCTTTCAGTTCATCTTTTTCATGGTCTGTATGCAGATTATCTTCTCTATGTTTATCTTTCATAGAGATACCACAAAACAATAAGTCTAGGGGAACATCAACATTACTTTGTTTTGCTTTCTCATGAATCATCATTAACAAACTCATAGACACACCAGCCAAAAACTTATCATGGATTGTTGTTCCTTGTATCACATCAATCTTTGCATGTTTATCTTCGAATGGTTTACCCATTGGATAATTAAAATTCCACTTAGTAGATTTCGTAACTTGATGTTTAATGAAATCTAAAAATAATGGTGTGCAACAATTATTTACTATCGTTGCCATACATAAACTCTTTCTTTACAGCGTCTTCTAATTGTTTCATCACATCTTCTGTAAAATATTTTTCTGGGTCATTGTTAATTGTTTTACCATACTGTTTAGTACCATCTGGTAATTCAATACGAGTTGATACTTGTTTAAATATTCCATGTGCAACTGCTAATTCAAGTAGTCCATAATACTTATCAAGTCCTTTATCATAAGTTAATAACACATCAACCATTTTATTTTCCATAGTTAATCTTGATTTATGATTCTTACAATGAATTATGTTACCAATAACTTCTGTACCATCTTTAAATTTTTTCTTTGAAAGATAGATAATACTTGAAGCAGCATACTTCAATCCAGAACCACCACCCATTTCTTTTGTTGGGAACATAGAACCTACAACATCATAAGTATGATTAGTTACCACCATTGGTACTTTTGCTTTTCCAAGTTTTAAAGTTAAAACTCTAAATGCAGCTTTTAGTATTTGTGCTCTAGTCATATCTCTAGTTTCTTTTCCTGCCTCTGTATCTTCTACTTCTTTTGTAGTTGATAACATACCAAGCGAATCTAAACATATAAACAATGGTCTTCTGATATCTACATCTTGTTGCATATATCTATCTAATACTTTGAGTGCTTGATGTCTAAACTCTTGTACAGTTGTTACAGGAAGTATTACCATTCTATCTGCATCTATACCTCTATCAACAACCATCTGTTTTGTGATTGCACTTTCTGATTCAAAGTAGACAACACCAGCATTTGGATTTTGGTCTAAAAAGTTTTTAACCATTCCCATGAGGAAGAAAGTTTTTCCTGTTGCACTTTCTCCAGCAAGAGCAGTTATTTTATTCTGTGGAAGTCCACCATACATTGAACCAGAAATCAATCCATTGAATATATAAGAACCTGTATCAATAAAATTTGATACATCTCCTGCCTCTACACCTTCTGAAACGACAGCGGCATATTCATTTCCTGTTTCTTTAATCACATCTTTTAAAAAGTCATTCATTATTATCTCCTGTTTCCCTAGTATTTTGTAAATCTAAATAATCAAACATATTTTCATTTGGTTTTGCATCAGAAAATGGTAAAGGATTTTCTTTTTCTTTTTTGAATATCCTATCCCAATTATCTTCAAAAGTCTTTTCATCAACTTCTCTCGGTCTTCTTTTATCTCCTTTTCCTGCCATTAGAAAAACCCCTCTAGTGTTCCTTGTGTTCCATAACTATCATCTATCTGCCACTTTATAATATTAGTAATAAATTTTAAAGGTTCTACAAATGACTTTTCAAACTGCATATCATAATCAATAAAGTTATGTAAGTTTAATTCGTTAGGTAACTTAGTCATAAAAGATATTGATGTTGACTGATAAACATTTGGTGTTTTCATATGTAAAAATTTAATCTTATCACCTTCTTGAATGTAAGGATATTTTCCTTGTAATTTTTTATCTTGCAAAAGATGATTATATAGTATTGCACCCTTACAATGTATCGGAGCACCCTTCTTAAATAGATTATGTGATTCAGTCCATTTAGTTAATCCATTTACAGAACGAGGATAAGCAATTAACTCTGGTTTTAAGTTCATAAACTCTGTTCTAAAATCTTGTATGAAACTATTTAATACTTTATCATCTTCGTTCATAATAATAGTTAATGCTTCTTTAATCTTTTCACGACATGCAGCTGGGGTAGATGACTTAACTGCCTCAACACCCATGATTTTTAGTTTAGGTTCTTTATAACGAACACCCTCAACATCATGTGCATTTAAAATATATCTTTTCTTCGCAACCCAAATACCTTTGTCTGCAATCACTTCTCTTTTCATTTGCATTTTTTGTTCGTATGCATTTACATAGTCAGCGAGTTCTTGATAACTTTTATCAATAAAAGGTTCAATTTTCTCTTTAGCAACTGTGTCCAAAAACTCCACGATTTTTTTGTTGTCTGTGTCTGATACGAACACTTTACTAACCAACTTATCAAATGTGATATAGACCGAATCCGTATCACTCGCAATGATGTAGTCCTCTCCTCTGGTATTAAGTATTTTATTAAGATACTCGTTAAGACTGTGTTCAATAAAGCGAATAGCAAGTTGCCCACTTGTAGTAATCGCTTCGGCAACCAAAAGATTGTAATACCTAAACCATACATTGCCGATAGCACCATATGCACTATTGAGAGAAATCTTTTTAGCCATCTGAATATTATTGAACTTAGATATATCCCTAAGTAATTTTGGGTCTTTTGTTTTTTCATAATCTTTTTGTGCCTCAATCATTAATTGTTTGAACTTAACTCTATCGTCATACATCTTTTGCATGAGTTCTGGTAAGAAACCTTTTTGTGTTATTTTAAACAAAGCACCATTCGGTGTCATTGTTGCATCTTTTAATATTGATGTATCTACCTCTTTATTTAACATCTTTTCAACTGACATGTTTTTAACTGCTTTATCTGCAACTAATGTTTCTGGTGAAATATTATATTGCATAATCAAATGTGGATATAGTGAATTTAAATCAAATGACATTACCCACTTATGTAATCCTACGATTGGGTCTTTAACATATGCACCTTCAAACTTATCACTTTTTTCTCTTTGAATCTTTTGTGGTATAACAATATTCTTTTTTCTTAGTTCATTGTAAATGAGTATATCCCAATATTTTACAGAACCTAACACATCCATATAATTAACTTTTGCATCATAAGCCATAGTCAAACATAACTCAATCAATCTCATTTTATCTTCTAGTCTATCAACAATCTCCACATCTTGTATATTATAGTCAATGAACGATTGGAAGTCCTTTAAGTACCATTCTCGGAATGTTTCGTATGGGTTGTCATCTTTGGACTCTCCTAACTCTACATGTGCTATATGGTCAAGTCTGTAACTCTCACGACTACTATATGTAAACTTCCTATACAAATCATAATAATCTAAATGTGATACACCGAGTATATCATAAACCTGTTGTTTTCTACCCATCTTATAAACTTGTCTATCTGATACATTACCCCAAGGCGAAAGTCTATTGATTTCTTTTGCATCATATAAATTCTTAATACGATTACAAATATATGGTATATCAAAAAATTCTGTATTCCAGCCTGTAACAACATCTGGTTGATTCTTTTCCCAGAAAGTTAAAAACTCTTGGATTAACATTTTTTCTGAATCACATTTTACATAAGTTACATCATCTCTTGTATTATTATAGTCACCTATACCCCAAACTAATATTTGTTTGTTTTGATGATTCTTAATTGTAATTGATAATAATGGTTCTATTGCTTCTTCTGGATTTGGAAATCCATTTTCACACGCAACTTCTATATCAATTGTTACTACAAGAATTTTATCTATATCCCACTTTACATAAGTAGGATATTCATCTGCAATATAATTATACTGAAATAAAGTATTACCATAGATTAAATGTGGTTGGTCTTCATAAGACTTTAACCATTCTTTTGCTTCTTTAATTGTTTCGTGTTTTACAGGTGTAACAAATTGCCCATCAAGGGTTTTGTGTTTGGTTTCTTTAATTACCTTACAGAATAGGGTAGGGGAATATTTAACCTTTCGATTAAGTCTTTCACCATTCACATATTCTCTAACAAGTAGAGTATTGCCCCAAGGCGTTACATTAGTGTAAAATTGCATTATATAATTATACTCGCTTTAAACAAGTTTTGTCAATGTTTTTATGTTAATAAATCTGGTTGATTACCATAATGTTTATTTAAGGTTTCTAACTTATCTTCGGCATCGGCAAGTTTCACCACCTCTAAATCAACTGCTTGAACTAGGTCTGGATGTTCTCCAATACCAGCAGGATTTGTTTGATAAACATTTATGTTCGCTTTAGCAGAAGCAATCTCTGCTTCATATTTTTTTCTTAGTGCATCAATTATCATTTTATTTTTCCTTTTCAATTGTAAATTTAGTGGTAACAATATATTTTCTACTAGGATTTACCATTACATTTAGTCTATTCATTAAATCTTGATTAATTAAAACTTTTGTTGTTTTATCTGTTCTATCATCAATGATACATTCCACATCTTCATATGTAGTACCTAAAAATGTTATATCCATATGAACCATTGGTCTTTCAAATTCTTGAGCATTAACTGCCCCTCTTTTATATTTTCTCATTTTAATTAATTTGTTTTTAAATGAACCTTTTGGCATACTAAATTCAGTATCATCACCTTTTGTAGACCAAAATACCGTGCCGTTTTTAACTTCAACTGTATGAGCATGAATCATAACTCTTGCACTATTACCTGTATCAAAATTAGCAGAAACATCTCCTACACCCTCTATCGTAACTACCTCTATTCTTCCGATTTCAGATGGTGTTTTAATTCTATTATCTTTATCTTCAAAATGTTGTATTAATCCTTTGATTAAATTTTCACCTGTTGCACTTTCAATACCTTCTGTGCCAGGTGATGAGTTTACTTCTATAATATAAGGTCTATCTTTAATTCTATTTTTAGCAGGTATGAAATCAACTGCTGTGTAATGACCATTAACTGCCTTTGAGGCTAATATACAGTCTTCTATTTCTTGTTCTGTCAATTTAAACATTTTAACTTTTCCGCCTTGTGAAAAGTTTGACCTAAAATCTCCTTTTATAACATCACGCCTCATTGAAGCAAAAACTTTACCACCTAAAACTAATACTCTTACATCAAAGTCTGTCTTAATATATTCTTGAATTAACAATTCAGCGTCTTCTGATTCTTTATATACTAATTGCACAATACTGTCTAAACTTCTTTCTGATTCTACAAATAAAACTCCGACACCTTTACTGCCTCTAAGTGTTTTCATTATTATAGGATAATCTCTATCTAAATTTTTAACTGCCTTTTGAACAGCGTCTTTATTAGGAATTAAAACTGTGTGTGGTTGCACTAAACCATATTCTGCAAGTCTTAAATATCCCCTATACTTATCAGCACATACTAAAACACAATCTCTATTATTGATACAAGCAACATTTGCCTTTTCTAATTGTGATAATAAATCTAACCAGGAATCTTTTCTTGATATAGAACCTCTAACTATTGCAATAGTATTATGTTTATCTATTACAAAACCTTTTTCATCATCTATATTGTGAATAGTTTTTATATTGTTTTCATTTTTAATATATGCACCATCAATAAAAACAATATATACATCATGACCTAACTTAGGTCCTTCATCTTTAATTCTCTTAGCAGTATGATATAATTCAGCTTTTTCAGGTTCATCTGATAACACTAAAATTTTTAGTTTACTATCAGTTTGTTCTGATAAAAATTCGTTAAACTTCGGTATTTTCATCTTCTACTTTTTTGCCTATATTGTATTTTGCAGATAATATCCACTCATTTTTTTCTTTGAAAGGTAAAACCTTTATCTGACTTAATGGTGCTTTATTTTCTGATTCTTCTTTTTTAGTTATGTCAATTAAATTCCAGTCTTGCAACAATATAGATATTGTGTTTCTTCTTTGTATATCATTTTCTGATAGTGTTGCTGTCTTGCCATCTAATGCAAATAATTCTTTAAAGTGTACAATGTAATACTTTCCTTGTTTGTGTAGTATATGACATGACTGATATAGTGTTTTGTCTTTACGACTTGCAACACCTATTCTTGTTAAAGTTTCTCTTACTTTTAAAAAATCATCAGGTTGTTTGATT